TGCCTACACCATACCAACAATTCATTCACAAATCACGCTACGCACGTTGGATCGAAGACGAGCAGCGCAGGGAGAACTGGGATGAGACTGTATCCCGATACGTTTCTTTTATGGATTCTTATGTGCACGATAAGCACGGCTATAAGCTGGATAGTTCACTAAAAAATGAACTAGAAGAGGCTATCTTAAACTTGCGGGTCATGCCTTCGATGAGGGCTATGATGACTGCCGGTGACGCCTTAGATCGTGACGCAGTGTGCGGCTATAACTGTAGCTACATCCCAGTAGACAGTCCTCGTGCGTTCGATGAGTGTATGTACATCTTGATGTGCGGCACAGGAGTCGGTTTCTCTGTAGAAAGAGAGAACGTTGACAAATTGCCAATAGTTAGCGACAACTTCAATGATTCAGAAACTGTGATCAAGGTAGCTGATAGCAAACCGGGATGGGCAAAGGCACTGCGCGAGTTGATTGCGCTGCTCTACGCTGGACAGGTTCCTTCGTGGGATATGTCGGGAGTTCGTGAAGCTGGTGCTCGTTTGAAGGTCATGGGCGGCAGAGCAAGTGGTCCACAACCCCTTATTGATCTGTTTAACTTTACTGTCAAAAAATTTAAAAAGGCTGCAGGACGTAGGCTGTACCCTATTGAATGCCACGATCTTATGTGTAAGGTAGGTGAGATTGTGGTTGTGGGCGGCGTTCGTCGTTCAGCACTAATTAGTTTGTCTAATCTAGGTGACGAACAGATGCGACTCGCCAAATCTGGTGAGTGGTGGGATGAGCCTGACAAGCAAATCTACAGAAATGGTCAACGAGCACTAGCTAACAACTCAGTTGCCTACAAGACTAAGCCTGAGATGGGTACGTTCATGCGTGAGTGGCTTGCTCTATATGACAGCAAGTCTGGTGAGCGTGGTATGTTCAATCGTGAAGCAGCCGACAAGCAGGTTGCTCGTAATGGTCGCCGTGAAACAGGTCACATGTGGGGAACCAACCCGTGCAGTGAGATCATCTTACGCGGATATCAGTTCTGTAACTTGTCAGAGGTAGTTGTTCGTGAAACCGACTCTCTGCAAGACCTAAAAGATAAGGTACGTTTGGCAACCATCTTGGGAACCCTCCAGTCTACCTTGACTGACTTTAAATACTTGAGGAAGATATGGAAGGACAACACAGAAGAAGAACGTTTGTTAGGTGTGTCTCTGACAGGTATCATGGATCATCCTGTTCTTTCAAAGAACGTGGATAGCAAGCGTTGGCTCGAAGAGATGCGGGAAACCGCTATCGAAACAAACCGACTTTTTGCAGAAGAGATTGGTATTCCTGTTAGCGCAGCAATCACCTGCGTCAAGCCATCAGGAACCGTATCGCAGTTGGTAGATGCAGCAAGTGGCATTCACGCACGACACAACGACTATTATATCCGCACTGTTCGTGGTGATAACAAAGACCCCCTGACGCAATTCTTAATTGAATCTGGTGTACATAATGAACGTTGTGTAAATAAGCCGGACATGACGACTGTCTTTTCGTTCCCAACAAAGGCACCCGACGGTGCCGTCACACGAACTCAGATGACAGCCATTGAGCAGCTAGAACTCTGGAAGACCTACGCTATACACTGGTGTGAACACAAACCATCTGTATCTATTACCGTCAAGGAACATGAGTGGATGGAAGTTGGTGCGTGGGTTTACGAGAACTTTGATGTTGCGTCAGGTGTCTCTTTCTTTCCGCTCAATGATTTCGTTTATCCACAGCCTCCATATCAGGACATCGACAGAGATGAATACTTGGAGTGGAAAGCAACGTACGATAACGTTACTATCGACTGGGAGAAGCTGACAGACTTCGAGAAGGAAGACAATACCAGTGGTTCACGCGAGTTGGCTTGTACAGCCGGTGTGTGTGAAGTCGTGGACTTGACAGCAGCATGAACTGTTGGTACTGTACATATGCCTTAACTTGGGGCGGTGACCATGATACAGAGGATGATCCAGATCATTCTATGGTCACCAACCTTAGTTGCTCAAACTGTGGGGCGTTTGTTTTAGTATACTTACCTAGAGAAGAAGATGATACAGATTAAGATAACTCCTGATATACTTGCTCGTGCCAAAAAGAAAGCTGCCTCTGTAGGAAATCTACAGGGCAGCATCACTGGCAGTCTTAGTAATGTCGTAGGGGCAATCGGAGAAATAATCGTAGAAGACTACGCTGGTGGCGAACCTGTCAACAGCAAGGACTTTGATCTCTTGGTACAAAACCGACGTGTAGACGTGAAGACCAAGCGGTGCAACACCACGCCATCACCAAACTACGATTGTTCTGTAGCCGCACACGGTTCTAAGCAAGACTGTGACAGCTACGTGTTCGTTCGTATTCTCACTGACCATAGCAAGGCTTGGATCTTGGGAGAGATACCAAAGGAAACGTTCTACAAAAAGGCTACACGATATAACAGAGGGGATGTCGATCCGACTAACGGTTTCACATTCAGAGCCGACTGTTACAACCTAGCAATACAAGAACTAGAGAACGTCAATGGCAAAACAGCACAAAGCTAATCTGTTTCAATTCACAGTATATTTAAAACAAGACGGCAACGTAGAGATAAACATGGATGGTGTCCAGCCGGAGCAGCTAGAAGCTGTAATAAATACAGGGATGCCAGAGTATGATGGTGCACACTCTATAGCATCCCTGCTTCGGTATATTAGGTCGATGGGGAACGAGATGTTGGATAAATCTAGAAACTACATCTAAATCTATTTGTGTACTTTTTGTACCTCAAACCTAGCACGAGTTGAAGACCCCTTATGCCGCTTATAACCGGTTGAGGGGTTTTTCATTAGGCGGTAGCTACCGTCCCTCTGTTTCATCCAGTGGTAGCCCTTCGGAGCACTGACATACTTAGTAGCCACGACTATTTTCCCTTCTTTGCGCCAGCAATCTTATCGGCGTAAGTTATCTTGTCGTACGGCGCAGCGAGTGCTGCAAAGGCTCTACCGCCTTCAGCCATCGGGGTGCGTTGCTGGGCAGTTGGCATAGGTGCGGCTGGCATCATTGGAGATGTCATAGGCATTGTCGTTGCACTCTGTTGCATTGCGTTGTTCTTCTTAGGTGCGGTTCCGCCCATCTGCATCTTCTTGGCTTTGCCGCCGTACATCATAGGCTTGCGTGGCACTCCGCCGTACATCATGCCTTTGCGTTGTCCATTGTTATACTGTTTCATAGCTTGTGATCCTTATTTAAAAATTGATGGCACGCCAGTGAATGATCTACCTTCGGTAATATCTTCTCTGCGTTTGGTTACTTCTGGGAATACGGGTATTTTGACACCGGCACCGACGAGAGCATCTTGCGCTGTTCTAGGTATACCTGATGTTAAATCTGGATATAAGGTAAATGCTCTACCGTACTTATCCTTCATTGTGACTGGCTCTGGCTTGCCTATTTCATTTGCAGTTTTAGCGTAAGATGCAACCAACGCATTGTAGAAATAGGTTTCCCGATCTGGAGTCAACGGCTTGCCTGTCCGAACCATCTCAAGGAACATCTCGCCCAACTCTGGGTCAGACAAAACCGACCTGATCATGTTAAACTTGTTGTTACGGAACTGCTGAAGGACTGCTTCTGTACCGACGTACCGTGCGCTAATCACTCCGCGATTGATTGCGTAGAAGCGGCTGATGAACGACTCGACGCTGAATGAGCGTGGTGCACCAGTGATCTCAAACTCACGCATACGGAAGTCAGGAGCACGATCTGCCATTAGCTTAGATGTTGCATCCCAGACTTTGTAACGCTTTTCACCGATGAGTTCTTTTACAACCTTCGCCTTTTCAGCATCGTTGGTGCCAAGCATGTTTTGCATAACGCCCAAGTCGATAACCTGCTCGTCGATTGTTGTTCCTTTTGCATCGGTGATGATGTTCTTGCCTGTTCTTTTAAAGGCAGTATTTTGTAAAGAATCGATGTATACATCAGCAAGGATAGTAGTTACCTGCTCATCGGTAAAGCCACCTACGTCTTTCAACTCACGCTTAATCAGGTTTAGTTGATCAACTCCGCCCGAAACCAACCTGTCACCGATCTGATCCATCGACAGCTTTGTTGGACTGTAGTTCTGTAGGATTTGGATAGCCAGTTCTTTTTGCTTCTTGGCTTTCTTGGCTGGCTCTAAAGTCTTATCTAGCTGAGTCTGAATGTCAGACGTTACACGTGCAACTGTTCTGTCGTAAACGTCGTCGCCTACAGACTTTCTTGAGAAGCCAATAGTATCATCAACCAACGAGCCTACATCTAACATAGACTTAACCTGACCATCTGCACCACGCATGACAAATACCTGATCTAAGTTATTCATCTGACGAGCGAGTTCGTCTGGCTTTACTTTGCCTTTCAAGCTAACGATGTAATCAGCTACGGCGGTCTTCACTGTTGCCGCAACCGCTCCGGTCATCTTGTCGCCTTCGATAAAGGTGAACATAGGTAGGCCGCTCTGCGGATCGACGATCTCTTGTCCTAGTGTGCGCTGGATGGAATCAAACAAGCTTTTACCGCCGACGTTCGGATCCATGTTTGCAATGGCTTTGATGTTAAGCCACTCGCGAGGATTCTGTGCGCCGTAGCGAACACCTAAGGGGTTGTTTACAGATACGTCAACAACCGACCTGTTGCCCCACGACATCCAAGACGGAACAACAGCCTTTTCGTTTGTATCGTACCAGCGAGACTTGAACCGTGACCAGTCGCGATTGGCTTCTTGTAAGGCTGCGCCGACAGGCATAACTGTGTCGTTGCCTACATCGTTCTTCATAAGTATGCCTAATGTATCCACTGGAGTTCGTGTGCCGTCTGCACCGACCAACTCGAACTTATCGAACTTTCCCTGAACAACGTTTTCAATGTTTTCAAAGATAGTAGCACGTTCAGCGTTACCAGACTTACGAGCAGCAAACTGAACATGCCGTAGAGATTTATCTAGTTCACGTAGCTGAGTGAAAGACATCTCGAAAATATCAAGTGTGCTGTCTTGCTGTTGAGCAGCTTCACGGAGATAGCGTATAACTTGTAGCTGATCGTCCTGCTTCCTGTTAAAAGTTTTGCCCTGATCTTCTAAAGTTTTTTTAATATCCTGTACTACTTGCTTGACTGTCTTGTCGGTTCCTTCGGCTAGTGCAGTAAAGAATGGGTCAGACAGGGTAATAAAAGTTTGATCCAAGATTGCCGACTGACCTGCTGTCATATCTGCGCCGCGCAGCTTCCCTACGGGCAGATCAGGTCGCTCTGCAAACAAGGCATCGAACACGTCACTGATGTCTACTGACACGTTACCTGTGACGGGGTTTCCTGCTCCATCAACAAACAGGTTATTTTCTGAGGCAGAATCTAAAGCAAGATACAGACGCTGTGCCTTTACCTTGTCTGCTGCGTGTCCGCTTTCTAATAGCGCAGCCATCAAATCACCCGGACTATCAAAGTTAGGGATGCTTGCTGTTGTGCGCTGCCCTGCTGCAACCACACCCTTCGGTCCGACTGCTCCTTCTACGACTGCAGCGGCACCCGCTTGTGTAGATAGCTTCGAGCGTACGTCATCAGCGTGTTTTGTTACTACATCAGAAACCTTGTCGCGTGTGTCGTTTGCAATCTGGTTAAACTGTGGGCGTGGTAAAAAAGTAAAGTTTTCTGCCGCACTAATCAATTCTTGTCTTTGCAAACGATTCATAGAGTCTTCGAAGTTACGGATTGTATCTGGACCAGTTTGCTGACCAAATGCCATGCTGTTACCGTCGATAGAATCTAGATAATACTGTACGCCGCGCTTGTCTACTATACTGATGTCTGCAGATAGCTGATCTATAGATTCTTGACCACGCTCAATTGCAGCGTTGACGATACGGAAGAAATCACCCTTCGGAGTATCACCGATGCCGCCTTCGATACTTTGTAAGACACCACGAAGTTCCGCAACCATTTGCTTCTGTAGATTTAGGTTTGCTTCCAAGTCGTTTACGTTAAAGTTTCTGATCTGCTTAACGCTGAGTTGGCTACGAGTAATGTCTTCAAGAGACTTGAGGGTTGCCAAGCCACTGAGGTTAGCAAAACCTGTGTCGAGCAGACGAGGGTTCAAGCCTTCAGCAACCAACACGTCGTACACTTCGTCGAGGTACTTGGCACGTTCGATGATGCCAGCTTGCATCTCAGGAGAGAAGTTGGTGATGTTTTCTGTGAGGAACTTGAGATAGGCTTTCTTTCCGCCAAACTTCTGACCCAGCGCAGAACGCTGCAACGCCTTGAATGCGGCTGGTACGTTACCTTGAACGAGGTTGATGATCAAGCCACTACCTAAACCGACGAG